AGCTCTTCGATCGGGATCCCAAGCTTTTGGGCCGCCTTGGAAAGCTTGTCCGCCTCGTTGATCGCACCCTTGAAGGCGGCAGCCACGGCCGCACCCAAGGCTGAGAGGGCGGCCGCCGCGGCGGCTGCCGTCTTGGCCGCCGATGCGCCGAACCCCGAAAGCGATTTCTGCGCCTGCCGCAGGCCGTCCTCGAACGCGGCGGCATCGGCACCGAGGGTGACGCGCAACGCGCCGATCACTGCATTTCCGGCCATCTCGTCACTTCCCGCCGTAAGCGGACGTTATCATCCGCACGATCGCAAGCTGCTCGCGCCAGGTTTGCTTGCGCCGATGGTGGATCGTCAGCCGATCTAATCGTGGCAGACGTGGCATCCGGGAGAGCGCGGCGACGTGCCAAGCGAGCCAAGCGCGCGCGTTGTGCTCGCCTTCCGCACGCCGTCGCGCCGCGATCATGGCGATCGCCAGCGAGCGGGGCGTCTGCCGCCAAAACGCATCGAACGGCAAGCCGAGTTCAACCCAAGCGCCTAGCAGCGCTTGCCATTCCCAATCCGCGGCCGCCGACCGGCGCTGACTAAAGGGTCCTGATCCGCCGCCATCTGCGGGAAGGCAAGAACGAAGGTCTTCGCGACGAGGCCCAAGGCCGGAACGATGCCCAAACCCGTCATGATGTTGCCGGCTTCCTCGGGAGTGACGCCCGGATGGTTGTCAAGAAGGCCGGCCCAAAAGAGCGTTCGAACCGCTGAAACGTGCAGCCGTTCCGGCTTGCTCAGCAGATCGGCGATCTCAACAACGCTCTTACCCATCTGGTCCTCGAGTTCGCACAGAGCGTTGATCGAATACGCGAGCTTGTAGCTCTTGCCGTCCAGGTCGAACGGCACTTCGCCACGATGCGGGTTTGCCATTGGAATTCTATTCCTGATTTGAGGCTTTCAGCGGAATGAATCCCGAGAAGCTAGGTGATAAACCCGGGCTTGCCGGTCAACTTGAACGTGGCCGTCGCCGTCATCTTGTCGTCGAGCGGGGCCGCCGGCGCAAACCCGGTGCAGTACGCGTCGAAGGCCCAGATTGTGGCGTCCGGGAACACCAAACGGCAGGACGCCGGTGTGCTGGCGCTGAACGTCGATAGGATCAGCGCCGTCCCCGTCGAGCCAGGCTCGAAGTTCATCTCGAAGCTGAATTCGCCCGCATCCTTGAGGCCGGGAATGAATTCGCGCCAGCCATCCGGCGACTCAGTATGAGTCGCGTCGACGGCGTCGCGAGCCAACGCCGGCGGCGTGATCGTCGTGATCTCGCCAACCGTCGTATACACGGAGCCGTCGAGCATCTGGAACTGCGTGCCGTGCCCGATCCGCGCGTCAGTCGCCATGGGTCATCTCCTTCCTCAGGTCTCGCCGGATCGTCAGGCCGAAGTGCCGACGATGATGATATCGTACGTCACGGCGCTGCCGGCGCCCGAGTTGGCGATGCGCAGCAGGTCTCCGGTGCCGGCCGTGACAACCCATCCGTCCTTGGGGGCCGTCACCATGAACACGCCGCCAGGCCGGACGGCGAACGTCTGCGCGGCGGCCCCGAAGCCACCGACGAACGCGTTGGCCGCGGCGCCGCCAACCACAACATTGTTGGTGTTGGCGGCGGATGCGCGCACGATGATCGCCTTCACCTTGGCAAACGTCGCCGGCCCTCCGATGGGGTCGGTAAAGTTGCCGGCGAGATCCAGATCCTCGTTGGCGGATGGATTGATGGTGCGCGTATCGGAAAAGAGCCGATCCGCTTGATCGACGCTGATGCCGTTCTTCAGCGGATAGTCTGCGAATCCGACAAATTCGGTCTTGCTGCTGCCAAGGTCCGGGGTGCCCATGAGCTCATAGGCAATAGCGGCCTTCAGCGTGGTCTTAAGGGGCATGGGAATCATCCTTTCATCTGTCGTGCTGCCTTCCGTGCGAGCCTCGCCCGCGCCTTCTCGATCTCAGCCCCGAGATCCTTTTTGATTATCTCGAGGGCCTCGGTTTTGTTTTCATCCCACGCCGGCCGCATGTAAGCGTGGGGCCCGTGATGCGCGGTCCCGAACTCTTGCGGCACCGCGTAGGACAAGACGCCGGAAGGACCGACGAAAACCTCGACGGCCGACTCCCGCTTGTGCATCTTCTTTTGCCGGCGGGTCAGCTTTGTCCCGATTGCAATTCGGGTCTTCAGCGTTCCGGTGCGCTCAGGCGCGTTGACTTCCGCGGCAGCGCGGATCGGCTCGCCCGCCTTCAGCAGCGCCCGCCGCAGCACGTTCCTCGCCGTCGCCTTCGGCAACTCGGAAAGCGCATTGTCGAGCTCAACGAGGCCCTCGACGCGAACTGTCGTGCGTGCCATCAGCGCTCACCGAAGAAAAAGAGATAATCGCGACCGACGCGGTAAAGCTCGATATCGGGCTGGTAGTCTTCCCGCTCGTTGGCGATGAAGACGCCTTGCACGTCGACCGCCACCGGCGGGGATTCATCCGACGTCATCGGTCCGCGGTAGCCGTCGATCCGCTCTTTGACAAGGTTGGCCAGAGCGTGCGCCGCATCGATCAACGGCGCCCAAGCGTCGATTTGGATGCGCGGCCGCGCCAATCCCGACGGGCCTGCCATGTGGTTGTCGCCGACGCCCGACACAATGGTGTAGACGAGGCTGCGGTCCCTCTGACCCTGGGGCAACCGCACGGGATAGATGCGCGCACCGCCGACCGCCGCCGCGATGCCGGGATCGGCGAGAAGGAAGGCACGAAGCGCTGGTCGAATATCTTTGATCACGTCACAGACCACGTTCCAGTTACGATCCCGGCAGTCTGATCGCTGTCGAGCGGCTGGAATTGCCCGCCACCGGAAATGTACTCAAGAAAGTCATGCGTCCTCATTCACCGTCGCGTCAAACTCGCGCCATGCGTTGCGGCCGACGTCCCGGGCCGCCGTTATGTCGTATGTCCGGCCGGCGTACAGGATCCGATCCAACGGCCCGACGTCGGCGACGAGATCGCCCCACCGTATGCGGAATGTGAGAAAGCCTTTGGCCGCGAGCTGCGGATTGCTGAACCGCTCGTCGCCGCGAAGCGGAAGCACTTGCGCCCAACGCGTCGCCAAATTGCCCCACGTCTCGACGGGCTCCCCGGACGCCGACTGCGTGACGGACTTCCGCTGAATGGTGATTCGCCGATCAAGCTTACCCGCAGACATGGCGTCCGACCGTTTCCCAGCAATAGCCTGACGCCATCTCGTCGAGCCGCCATTGCTTCCAGGCGAGCGCCCGCGCCCACGCTTCGCGGTCCGGCGTCGGAGGCGGTGTGAGGTTGTGCCCGGCTACATCCCACGCCATGGATCCGGGGTCCACCGCGACCGCCGGCACGCCGGCGAGAACCGCATCAACAGCGCTGTTTGAGTTGTAGGTAACAACGAAGGCCGCGGTTTCGAGAGCTTTGTCGATCGGCACCGTTTGCCGCACGCCCGGGTGCGGGCGAATGTACACGTTGAACCCGCGCGCGACGAAAACCTCGCGGGCCTCCGCGCACCACCTATCAATATCGACACCGCGACACGCGTTATCTGTCGGGACCTGGCCCATGACGACAACAGATCCGGTGCCGGAATCACGCCAGGGCTTCATCAGGCCCGAAAAATGACGATCCCACCGGGATCCGTCTTCGAACGGCCCGACGAACCGCCCGCGGCCATTCAACCCACCGCCGAACGAAACGGACGCCCATGCAAAGCGATCGCCGACATAGCCGCGCTCGAGGATGCAAACTTCGCCCCTGTGCGCCTTCTGCATGCCGATCCAATCGACGCGACGCACGCCCCAAAGAACCAGCAAGTCCGCCGGGCGCGGATCATGCCCAACGTGCACCTTCCAGCCGTGGCGCTGCAGACCGGCAGCGAAAGCCTCGCCCCATGTGCATTGATACCTGTTCGCGCCGCGACCGCGGGCAACGATCGAAGCCGACTTCATGGCAGATCGATTCTCCAAGCATTCGAAGCGTAATGCCCTTGGTCCTTGCGGTTACGATCAAGCCACGTCACCGCCGCCCCGGGCCCGAACCATTCCCGAAAGAACCGATCCCATTCCGCGTAGGGCCGCACGTTCACGTGCAGATCTTCGCCGATGTGATTACGAGATGGTTGATTGTTCGCCGTGATCAGTACATGGCGGCGAGCAACCCGCAAAAGCTCGCCACATGCCGCCTGGTCGTCAGGCCGCACGAGATGCTCGATCACGTCGAACATGCTCACGACGTCGAAACTCTTGTCAGGAAACGGCAGCGCGTGCGCTTCGGCGTAAACAACCCGCCGGCCGTCAATCAACTCGGGCATGATCTCAGTTCCGCGGACAGGCGCGAAGCCGAGCGCTTCGGCGTTGCGCAGGACATCGCCATAACCGCAACTGACGTCGAGATATGATCCGCGAACCGGCAAACGCATCAGATCCGCCGTGGCGTCGTCGAGACGCGCGGGCTTCATGCAATAGGTGCCCGTCGCGTAAGCCTTGACGTATTTCCGGAATTCCGCTTTCCGGGCTTCCTCTAGGCTTGCCATCAATACCACCGTGTGAGCCGATAGCCTGAAACCATGGCTTCGAAGGTTTCGCGGTTTGCAGCCAGCTTGATCGGGTCGACCGCGCCGCGGTTGTCGTCGAGCGCAATTCGCGTTGCGAACAGCAGCGCGAGCAGCACGTCCTTCGGCAGTTCAGCCGAGCTCCATCCGGCCTCAAACGTGATGACCACCGGCGCCGGGCAATCGCGATCCGGGCTTGGCCAGGAACCGCCACGGGGCGGCATGACGACGCCGCCGGAATCACCACGCAAATCCTCTTGATAGCCGGTGCCTGCCGGGATCGAGCTCGGGCCGGTCAGCGTCATCGTCTGTCCGCCGGCGACATAAGCGATCGAATGCACTTCGCGCGTCTTCCCGCGCGGCAATTCAATGGGCTGGTAAGCCGTCTGCGGGAAGTCGGCGAGAACCCAGCGATGCACCCGGCGAAAGAGCGTGCGGTGCGTCGTGTCTTCGAACATCTTCACCGCAGCCAGAAGGCTCGACTCGAGGATGTCATCGAAGTCGCTGCCGTCGACCGCGCAATACGTCTTGACCAAAGCCAAGTCGACCGGAAGCGGCGACTGCTCGAGCGGATCGATTTCAAGCCGAATCGGACAAAGCCCGGTCAAGGTCCACACTCCGGAAGCATTTCAAGGCCGATTGCGGCGTCGCATTGATGATCTCGACGCCCGCCGGCAGCGACTTGGCTGCCTTCTCGAAAGCCGAGACGAAAGCGCGATAGCTAGTCCGGTTGCTCAACGGCTTCGGATGGTCGCCGAAGAAATGGCGCTTGCCGTCCACAACCTGCATGTTGAACCCGACGAGAACGATCCGGCCGGCTCCGAACAGAATGGCCAGATTGACGGCTTGAAAGCCCGAATTCGAACCGTAATGAATCACGGCCGGGTCGGTCGAAAACCCGTTTCCATCCTTCCCCTGCACAAGATGCAAGCCGTATTTCGCCGCGGCCTCACGCTTGTCGTTGTGATCGGCGCTACCGTGCGAGCTCCACTTCTCGCCGGCAAAATCCGAGCACCCGCCGTGCACATCCCACCATGCCGCATCGCAACCATACAGGACGTCCGCCCATGGGAAGATCCTATAGGCATCCTGAACGGCGATGACGCGGTTGCCGCGGCACCGCTCGGCAACGTCCGGCGTGAGCGACGGACCGGGCGCCGCAACAATAACCGTTTCGTCCGGCCATCGCGGCTGGATCCCGACGGCGGGACGGGCCTCTGCCACAACCGCCGCGCCCGCGGCGATCGCGCGGCGCGCAAGGTCGTCCGGAAGATCGCGCGGCACGGCATAGACGCCGGCATGCACGAGTTGCGTCCGCCCGTTCTCAAACCCCTCGGAAGGGCGCCAGGCTTTGACGATTTCAACCGCTCGCATTGTAGTTCCAGCCTTCTGAAAATGGAAAAACGGCCGGCGTTGCCGCCGACCGCTCCCCGCTGCCTGCCGAACCGGCTGGCCAGGAATTAGGCAACCGTCGTGCGAAGGAACTTGATCGCGTCGTTGTTCAGGACGCACCCGCCCTCGCGGCGCCGGACATAGAACCGGACGAACCCGACATTGCTGATATTGTCCCGAGTGATACGAAGCCCGACGCGATCCGTGAGCACGTAACCGCGGCGGAAGTTGCCGAACGCGACCGGGAACTTGTTCGTCCCGATATCGTCCATCTGCTCCCACGTTTCGACGGGATAGCCGAGCAGCCGTTCCGGCTGGCCCATCTGAAGGCCGGGCTGCCAGAGATACTGCCCATTGAGGTCCTTCAGCTTCCGAACGGCGCCCGTGGTCGTCGAGTTCATCACCCACGTTGCGCCGGCGCGGTACATCGAATTGAGCTTGTAGACGAGATCGATAAGAGCGTCCGAGAGGATCTCGGCAACCGGAGGCGAGTCGTTGGACAGGCTCGCGACATACTGATATACGGCCGCGGCCCGCAGCGGCGAAGCGAAATCGTCCGCCGTGGTCGGAGTCGTGTTCAGCATGCCCGTCGGCTTGTTGGTGCCGTCACCGCGGATCACCGCATCGCCCTCGTCGATCGCGAACGCCTCCGCAACTTCCTCCGCAAGCCACTGCTCGACGTTGAAAAAAATGTCATCGAGGCTCCACTCGCTGACCTGAGGGTAAGCATAGAGTTCGCCGTGCGTCGGCGTGCGCTCGCGAAGCTGCGGCGTGTTGGTCGCGGTGCGCGAGCCGGACTCACCAACCCATCCGCTGGTCGCCCCGCGAATATTGACGAGCTCCTTGTAGTCGCTCGTGCCGGTCGGAACCACCTTGACGAGACGACGGACCGGGGAAAGCTTCTGCTCGAGGCGCTCGATCTCGCGAGCGATTTCCTCGGGCACCGCAAACCCGCCGGCAGCCGGCGTGCCAATGGTGATGTCCTTCGCCTCATAAGCCGCTTTCGCAAGATCCTGCATCCGCTGCTCGAGCACCGCCGACTGGCCCTTATTCCGGATCCAATCGACGAAAGCAGACTTGTACTCCGCAGCGCGCTTCGACACCCCGGTCCGGCCGGGCGAGCGCTGGCGCGATTCCAGCTCTTCGATGCGCTCTTTCTGATGCTGCATCTCGAGCTCAATGTCGCCCTTGAGCTTGCTCAGCTTGCCGACTTCAGCCTCGATCTTGCCAAGCTTGTGCGCGAGCTCGCCGGCCTTGCCGGTGTCGCCCGCCTCGAGCGCTTTCACGCGCTCGTCATTGGTGCTCTTGAAGGCTTCGAAAGCCTCGCCAAGCTTGTTGATGGTGCGCGTCAGCGCCTGCAGTGAAGTGTCCATGATGGATTGCCTTTCTGTGTGCTTTCAGACTGTCAGTGACCCGATCAGGAACCGGGAAAGCAGCTCATCCGCTGCCTTCAGCGCTTCCGCATCGGCGCTATCCGTCGGCGTCACTGCCTCTCGCAGCACGGAATCCGACAAGTCAGCATCACGCTGACCGAGTAGTTCCTTGAAACGGGCTATCGCGAACTTCGATAGCCGACGCGATGCGCCTGCGTCGCACAGGCTCGTCTCAAGATCGCGCCATTGGTCCGGCGTGAACGTCTTCACGCTGGAAACTCGGGCCTTTGGGTTGGCAGGAAACGTCACGATGCTGACTTCCCAAAGATCAATATTGGTGATGGTCCGATCGGGCTCGCCGGCGCGGGTGCCATTGCGTGCCTCGCGAACGCGAAAGCCGATCGAAAGACCGTCGAGCACGCCTTCCTTCAAGCCCTCATAGATGTATTTTCCTCGCTCCGTATCGAGCGCGAAAAGCTGCCCTTCGACCTTCAAGCCCTTGGAATCTTCCCGCATGGATGTCCACTTGCCGATAGGCAGCATGTCGTCGGCGCCGCCAGCGAAGATCCCACCGCCGTGTTGCAGCAGCATGGGCGGGAGCTTGCCGCGCCCCTTCCACTCGTCGAGCGACTCAGCAAACGCGCCACGCTCGATCACATCGCCATAGCTGTCCTCGTTGCCGAAGACGGCGCCATAACCGCTGAAAATGCCCGTCTTGCTGTCGCCGTCCGCCAGCTTGATCTCGCGAAAGCCGAATTCACGCCGCTGCATCGCTCGGTTCCTCGTCGGTATCGTTCGCCGGTTCCTTTGGCACAGCGGTGGCCGGGTCCGCTGATTGACCGGACGGGCCCTTGCGCCAATAGTCGTCGCCGCCGTCCTCCGGCGCGATCGGGTTCATGTTGAGGGCTTCGCGCCAGTCGTTGGGGCTGATGACCCCGGCGTTCCGCATGATGTTGAGGCCCTCTTGCTGGCTCTTGAAATCGCCGCGCAACGCAGCCTCAAGGTTGAATCGAATGATGATCCCGTTGTGCCGGTCCTCCGGCGTCAGCAGGTCCCGCTCCATCGCGGATTCGAACAGGTTGCAGTAAGGCAAGACGACGTTCTGCACGAAATCGAGCGATTGCTGTTCGACATTGCCAAAGGTCATCTTGGTCAGATCACCGACAAGATGGGGCGGAACGCCAAGCGCCCCGGCGATGACGGTCCGCTGAAACTGCCGCGTGTCGAGAAACTGCGCTTTCTCGTTTTCGACGGCGATCGGGTTGTCGAGATCGATGCCCTTCGGCAATAAGATCGATTTGAAGCGGCCCTTTTTGCTATAAGCCGCCTGGAATTCCTCAATGAACCGCTTCCGTTCCTCGTCGGTCTGATGCCCCTTCGATCCTTGAGCGTACTTGAAGACGAGCGACGGCATGGCGCCATTGCCGAGAAACGAAGCGCCCATTTTCTCGGCAGCGATCTCAAGCGCGATCGCCTCGCGCACGTCCATGATAGGCGAGTCGCCTGTCAGGCCGTCCCGCGCCAGGCCGCGAACATGATGAATCTCGCTTTGATCATAAACAAACCGCGCGCCGGCCTTCTTTCCAATCACCGTATAAGTAATCGCAAGGTCATCGTCCTGCTCAAGCGAAACGGAATTCGGGTGCACCGGCTCGAGCCGAAGGATGGGACCCGTCTTGCCGCGGGCCTTGAACGCATAGAAGTTGCCATAGCGAACGAGCCACGACACGGCGTCTTGCCAGTAGTTCGCCCGGGTTTGCCATCCGTTCGGCTGTCTCAACAGCCTTGCTACGGGATGGTTCGGCTGCGGTTCCTTGCGGGTTCGGCCTTTGCTCGTCGTCTTCTGCAAGACATGCACAGGCAGCGTCGAAATCCGCCCGGAAATGGCGCCGATGACCGCGCGAACCGTCGGCGACTGCATGCACGTTTCCGGCGTGACGACAACGCCCGAAGCGGTCTCATAGGCCGCCTCGAGACGCCGAATGATCGTGTCAGTGCTGACGCCTTCCGACCGACGACTGATCTCAAAGCCGAAGATTCTCACGCCATCACCACGATTGAACCCATTACGTGCCCAAGGCCCGATGTCTCGCTACGGGCCGCCGCGCCGGTCGCCATAACGAGCGCCACAAGCAGGTCGATCCGGCCGCCTGGCTTCTGCTTCTCAAACCGCCGCAAGCCTGCCGGCGACGTCCAAAACCGGGCAGACGCCACCGCCGATCGCAGCGCCGGATTCACGTGCACCCGGATGCGCCGCTCGAGAATGAGCGTCTCGAGCGTGTCAATGCTGCCGGGCATCCAAAGCGGCGCCGGGACATGCACGTGCGCCTGATCGCAATCCGGCGGGCAGCCCTTCCGCTGGTTGACGCCTTGCCCGTGCTCAACAATCGGGAGCTCGCCGCCTTGCTCGCCGACAGCTTCCTCGAAATGCTTGATCAGGTGCCGATCGTAAGCGACTTCAGCCAAGTCGAACCGCTGTTGATCCTCGAGCAGATCGGCAGCAACGAAATCGTAACGGACCACGGGCCCCGGCGTCGCCGTCAGGAAGCCTTGCCGAACCCACACGTCATAGGGCGCCCGGTCGTTCCGGGCCCGCTCCCGCAGCGTGTCCGCCGGCGTGTAGCCGTGCACGAACGCCGCGAACCGGGGCTTGCCGTCCTCTGTATGCCCGTCTTCGAAAACGAGGGCCTTGGCCGTCAAATCCTTGGTCGCGGAAAGGTCCAGGCCGGCATAGCAGCGGGAACCTTCAAACTGCTCGAGCTCGAGCGTCGGGTCTTCGCACGCTTCCCACGTCTCGCGCGGGATCCAGGCCGTTTCGGCGTCCGTCCAAACACAGAAGTGCAGCCGGAGAATGCCGTTTCGCTTGCCGGGAATCGCCTTGGCTTGCGCCACAACGCCGGCAAGATAGTCTTCTGTCAGAATGGTGCCGAGCAGCGGGTTCGCCTTTTTCCAGCACCGCGGATCCTCGAGCGGGTCGTCGCCCTCGTCGAGCGCGCACACATAGGCAAAGGTTGTATCGTCCTCGACGTCGCCCTGCAGGACCCGAACCGCGTGCTCGTGCTCTTCCCAGCAAATGGAATTCTTGTCCGTGCCGCTGTTCGTGATCATGAACAACAGCGGGCTGCGTCGAAACTTGAACCCGCGCTCGAGCATCTCCATGACGCCGCGGTCCGGCATCTCGTGCACTTCGTCGCACAGCGCCATGTGAGGCCGGAACCCCGACCCGGAACGGCTCGTTTCTCGCGAAACCGGGCGGAAGAACGAGCCCGTGTGCAGGTAGGCAATATTCCAAACCGGATTCTGACCCGAGAACGTCAAACGACTCAGCAGGCCGGGCGACTGTTTCGCCATCTTGACCGCATCGGCGAACAGGATTGCAGCCTGTTCCTTACGAGCTGCGGCGGAATAGATTTGCGATCCAGGCTCGTTGTCACCAAGCATGCCATAAAGGCCGATCCCGCCGGCGAGCGGGGATTTGCCGTTACCCTTCCCTTGCTCGATATAGGCGCGTCGAAACCGCCTGGTGCCGTCCGCCCGCTTCCATCCGAACAGCGAACCGAGAATGAAAGTCTGTGACGGGTGCAATTCGAAGGGCTTCCCTTCGAACTGCCCTTCACTCAGCCGAAGCACGCCTCGAAAGAACCGGAAAACCCGATCGGCCGCCTCAGGATCATAGAAAAGACCCCGCGCAAAGCCCTCGTCGAGATCACGCAAATGCCGATCACACGCCAACCGCACATAAGGTCCCGCCACTTCGGCGCCGGAAAGCACGGCTTCGCAATAAGCGACGACAGGATCAATTGAAGAACTCATCGGCCGGATCTTCGCTGGCGCTCGGCGCCGCGGTTATTTTCGAGCGATCCGCCGGCGTTGCGCCCATCGCTGAAAGGCAAATGCGCAGTTGAGCCATCGCCTTGATGCTGACATGACCCTCCATCGCATCGCCTTCGATCTTGGCACGCAGCAGGGTCGCGTTCTGGACGATGGCCCGGTCCGATTCCTTCAACCACGGGATCTCGCGCTTGAACTTGAACCATACGGTTTGCGCATAAGGTTCAAAGAAATCGGGCGGATCACCGAGCGGTTCGGCGTCGGGCTCGTTGCGGCCGGAAAACCGGGCAGGATTGATCTCTGTCCGGCCCGTGGCCTTTGCTTTTTCAAGTGGTACGCGGGGCCGGGGCATAACACGAGTTGTATGGGTTGCCGAATTGCAGGATTGAGTTTTTCTGGCCGGCCGCCGCTCCC